TCGTTAATCGTGCCCGTTCCTGCCGCTGGGTTCGTGCCATCGGCAAACAGGTTCACGGGGTGCAACTGCGCCCCGCCCGCCATCGTCCCTGCGGTGGCGGTCTGCCCAAACGTCCCGCTATTCACACCCGTTCCGGTGGCCAGGGTCAAGCTACTGCCGGGGAAACTTCCGGAGGCGTTCGCCCAACGTGCTGGGTTCGCCACAGCTCCGGTGACGCCATCCGTGGCGCTCGTAACTACCGGCAACATCCCAATCGGAATATCAACCCCTGGGCCCTTCTGGGGCCACGGCAAACAACTCGTAAAATAGTCGTGCCGCTTTCCTCGAGGGAGCAAATCCACCGCATATGCGGGGTCATCCGGCCCATCATCCTTATCGACGACCAAACTATTCTGCAAATTTTGGTCACGGAACCATTGGTTCCAAATCAACTTGACTGCCCTGAAGGGCAGCGCGCTCGGCTGAGGTTGCCCCACGGGCCATGCCTCAGTCGGCAACCCAAAATAATCCGCCAAAGTTCCTTCACCCCATCCCGTACCTGGGGGGAAACTTGGCACGATATAATCCGTGCTATCGCCTGGGTTATCCTGCTCTCCACAAAACTTCTGCCAATTATCCCAAACCAACCGGTTGGGTACGGCAAAAAAATGCACATCCAAATACATATTATCCATAATCGGCACAATTGGCGTAGCCAATCGTGCAAACATACTGACCTTCAAATTAAACGTGTCCCCAGGCAGCGTCTCATCAACATAAAACGGAATCAGCTTTCCACTATCAAAAGTGGTCTTATAGCTATGATTCCTCTGAAACGTGCTCCGTGGGATATCTACCCTCGGCGGCTGGTAAAGCTGCGTCATCGTTTCTTCTCCTTAACTGGTAAGCAAAATACTGCGAATCAAATTAAGTCTATCGGCAATATACTTGCCTCTCTCATTCTCTTCTAGCATCGCTTCAATCTCCTGCAATTGCCTAGCAATTTCCTTCACATAAATCTTCTTCATAAACTACCCTCCTCGACTTAGGTATACGTTGGCTAATTCATTTCCCTCTACACTCTATACTCTACAAATCTACTAACTAAAAAACCTCCCCCTCCATCTTCACCTGACACAACGTACAATCTGTAACATAAACAACAACATCTATGCAACACCTCACTAATCTTTCCCATACTCTTATCTCGCGGCCGACAGGCCGCTACGGCGCATCGCGCCGCCCCGCACAGTCCCTTTCTTGTCCACTACTGTGCGGACTGGTGAGTAATCTCACCTTCTCCGCTCTTCTTCTCATCCCCTTTGGGTGCTTCAATCAACCCAAACTTAATCGCTTCTTCCCGGTTCGCCGGGTTGTCCAACCAGGACAAAAGCTCTACCGGGCTATTATTGAACATAGCCCGCAACATACTCGGCAGCTGCTCAAAAGCTTTCTTGCTGCTGTCCAACACTCCTTGCGCCTCGATCAAATCCGTGGGGGCCATTGAAACATCGCCCCAAAACGGTGTACGCCGATTTACATTCACAATCATGCCGGTTTTCTGATACCGTGCCATAATGGTATTTATATCGGCTTCTCGCGCAAAACTCTGGTCGGCTCCCTGTTCCTTGCATTCCGGGGCGTAAACTCGACCCCCCGTATTGAACCTGTGGTATACTTTCATGACTCGAGGGCCTGTGCGCCTGTTGAAAGCAATACCGGGGTAACAATACTGCCTGTACTGACACTACCGGTGCTATCGTCAAACTCACCGACCTTAAACAACTCGTAATCCCGAGGGTGCTTAGCAAGAGGGCTCCCCGCATCGCGGAGCACATCGCTAAACGCTCGAATCCCGAGCCCAATGCTCGGCATAAAAAACGGGGGCATAAACGCTTCGGCCTTGGTATCATAGATACTAAATCCGGTCAACTTCATTGTCGTATCTCCTAATTGCCCTGTCATAGCGGGCCTGGGCGCAAGCCGCCAAGGCCACCGCTCGACCCCCACGGGCATCTGGGTGGTCTTTCATCCGCTCTAACCTAGCTCTTTTCATCCGTTTACGCAACCCTTCGTCCTGTGCCTCGAGATAGAATCTCGGCACGGCCACTTTGGCCCCTCCTTCGACTACAACAAAATCCCTCGGAAAAACATCTTTACAATACTTGTCAATCCATCCCTTGCCGATTCCAGGTCTCCGACTCATAATCGCAAATTCGGGCCGTTTCTCGCCATAATACTCTTTGGCCATCGGCCCCGATAACTTCTTAACACAATACTTACTTACATAATTCGCAGACTTCGTGGTTAAATCCCCGATAGTCGCAAATCCATCCTTCCATAATGCCGACAATTCATCGCTAATATACTGGACGTCCTGGGTCTCGACTGACCCGCTCCAACGTTTCTTGTCCTTAAAATCATATCCAAAAATCAACGCATGGTAATGCGGGCGATCAAACTTCTCCCCATATTCACCGACTCCAAAATACCGAAAGGTTAATCCTCGATTTCGTAGGGAATCCCTCAACCTTCGGAAAAAATCTTGCAAATCTCGCTTAACTAAAGTCGGTGGGGCCTTCTCATAGGTCAACGTCAAAAAACAATTGTCGTCATATAAATCTGCTTCATGCTTACATCGCAACGCCCATTGGCGAGCGCGCACAATCTTACACCCGATACATTGCCCGCAGGGCACATCGACCGGTTGGTCGATGTACCCTTCGCGCATCGTGAAGGTAATTCCGCGTTTGCCTGACGCCTCACGCGCCTGGCTTCGCCATCCCTGCAACGGTGCATAGCACGGCATCTAAAGCCGAATCCCACCACGCATAGCCGTTCCGGGAATATTCTTCTTGTGCACCTTCGCGGCGGTGCGTCCAAACTTCCCGTTGCGCTCGCCGCTGCTCTCTCTACTCCGCTTCATAAAATCCTCCTAAGGGTTTTGGTAAACACGGGCTCTACGGTACTTCGCTGCCTCTGCGGCGCCTTGCTTCGGCGTCGGCAGGTAATCGGCCACCGTCTTGGCTGAACGGTTCAGCTCATCCATGAAAATGCCGAAAGCGCTATTCTTATACTGCAAGCTGGGAAGCCCTGCTCGATCCGCAGCGGCGCTGGCATAACTCGCCGCGCTGGAAGCGTCTAACGCGTTCTTCCTGCTGTCATTCAATCCCATATCGGCATAAATCTGGGCGCGTTGCGCGTCCGTCAACATCCCTTGCTTCGCCATATTATCAAGCAAAATTCCTAGCCGTTGCCGCTCGACGTCGTTCGCCATTTGGGCGGCCCACGCCTTCGCGCCCTCGGTGCCAATCTGCGTATGCACCAATGCCGCGTCCTGGATGGCCTTATTGGCCATTTCCTTATTCAGTTCCGTCGCGCTGTTCATATTGCGCAGCTGGGCGATCTGCATGACGGTTTCACTCGCCTTACTCCCGGCTTTCTGAATCCCTTCGCCCAGCTGTCCCCCTTGCGCCATCGGGGAATTCATACCCTGACTCAGACCGCTTCCCATCGCCAGCATCATGGGATTCAATCCGGCCTTCTTCATATCCTCTACCGTGGTCTGGTACTGCGTCCGGCGCATGGCCATCGTAAAGCGCTGGGCGTCCTCCTGTAGTCGCCGGTTGGCTTTGGCGCTGTTGCCACCTCCAAAAATGGAGGTGGCAGCGTTAATCGCCCCAGAAACTAGTGCGGCACCGGTCAGCGGATCCATACAACCCCCTTAAAAGTGATCCATCAAACCGGGGACGCTATACAGCGGCATGGGCCGCGCACACTTCAAATCAAAATAGGCATCAAACAAAAACTCTGGCTCGTCCTTAATCGCCACCACCCGCTCGATCGGGGGACTCTCCTGAATAAACGTGGCCCCCAATGTCGGCGGCGTCGAGCCAAAATCCTGCGCCAAGTGCCACCAATCCAGGGTTCCCGTAGCATTGCTGCGGAACTTGCCCGTCACTTGAGACGGCTTATAGCGGTACTCTGCCCACCGCTCCTGATACCCAAACACTCCTGTCGGGTTAGCATTCCCGCCGTAAATCTCATAATTGAGTACCGCCTGTTCGCCCAGGTGGGCGAGACTCGGCCAATAAAATTCGTGCTTCGTCTTGCGTGTCCACATCTTATTGAGATTCTGCTGGTACGTCATATCGGCGCGTACCGACACAAACCCGATCAAAATGCAATGTTCAACAAAACTCTTGGTAAATCCAATCCCGTTCGCCGCCGCCACACCAACACCCGCCAAATTACCCTGCGGGGTCTTGGCATAGCCCGTATCCGGGTCTGCGGCTGTGGGGCTATTCTGCGTAACGGGGTTAATGTGAATCGGCACACTGGTGCCGCCCAGGTATTCACTCCGCTGCATCCTGGCGTCCGGACTCGTGACGCCGAAATGCGCCTTCACCAACTCAATATACCGCGTCCCGCCTCGAGCATCCTTCTCGAGCAAGCGCTGGATCGCGACGGCCTGTCGCAGATCGTTAATCGTGCCCGTTCCTGCCGCTGGGTTCGTGCCATCGGCAAACAGGTTCACGGGGTGCAACTGCGCCCCGCCCGCCATCGTCCCTGCGGTGGCGGTCTGCCCAAACGTCCCGCTAT